ACAGACCAGGATGGGTTTCCGAAAATTTTCATTCCTGAAACACCACTGACGCTTTGGTCTGAGGCATCGGTATAACCTTTTACGCCTAAGTAGGTAACATAGCTTGAAAGGTCTCCCGCAAAAACACTGCCAACTTCAGTGACAACATCGCTTTCTACAGGAACAGCATAAGTTCCTCCGTCACCTCTCATTGGGAGACCGTTGCCACCAGCGGCAAGATCAGCGGTGAATGAAGAGAAACCATCAGTTGAGCTACAAGCATAAGTTCTAACTTGCATTACCTGATCATCGCCAGCAGCTTTAGTTACAAAAGCAGCGTGATCGGCTGAGATTTTTTCTACCGTTACTTCAAACTCTTCTGTAACGTACTTGTTGTTGAGAACTTCCATTGAGGAAGCAACGTTTGAACCTTTTGGTATAACAAAGACGTAAGGGGAATCAGTAGTCTTTGCTCCGGTAGTGCCGTTATAAAGATCGACAAAGAAAACGTGCTGATAGAGGTCGCCGTCTAGACCTGAAACGTTTACAACAGCAGGAGTTCCTGGAGGAACAGTAATAAATGCTGATGAAGCGGCTTCAGTGGCAGCGCGAACAAAATACATGGAGTTAGTTCTCTCCAAGATATTGTATGCACCCCATAGACCCTGACCACCAGTTGTTTGATCAGGTCTACCAAAAACTTCTAAAAGGTTGCCAGCATCCGTTACTAATGTCGGGTCGTTTATAGGACCTCTGGATGCAAAGCCGACAGCACCAACAACACTAGGATTAATTGCTGGAATATAGTCAGAGAAATCTTTCTCGACTGTGTAAACTCCTGGACTTACAAAATTAACCATTTATTTTCCCCTACTTGTAGATTACCTGTAACATACCTCTTGAGATGAGGTTCCTTGTGGACGTTGATAGATCTGAATATGGGACAGTCAGAACTCCCCCAGCGGTCAAAGCGTAATGCTTTGGCTCTGATCCTTCGATCATGATTATCTCGATGTTTTGCTGAGAAAGATTCTGAATTTCCACCACTGTTTTTACTTCTGTTTGGACAATTTTGGGTTGGCTCTTCTTGGTCTTACCAGGAATCTCCTCCAAAACTATCCTAGATGCAGGAGGAAGTCTATAGTGACCTCCCCTGAGAGTTGAAGAATTGATGGTTACAGGCTCAAACATTGTAATCTCTATTTATTTATCTATATACTGGCTACAGTCCAAGGATTTTTCAGGAAGTTAGCCGTAAATATCAGAATCGTCTGTCTTTAATACTATTCTTTGTTTAGAAATTTAAACGGGGCTCTGGATCTTGAGCTATACTTTCAACAATCTCACGCTCTAGCCTGTCACCGCTAAGGGGTTTAAGCTTGCCATTAGAGGCTAAAATAAACTTAGGTCTAGGGATGTACCCTTGAGCGGTAATAGAGAAAGATTTCTGAACGATTCTATCCTGTCTGTCAGCTACGCTAAAAGCAGACTGATCTGTAGAACTGTCTATGAAGGCGTGTGTTGAGTTACCGTTTTTGGTCTCTAGCCTAAGGAACGGTTGAAACTTATCTTCAATCTGTTCGGTAAGCTGGTTTAGGTCTTCCAAGTATTTTGAATATAGGTTTATACGGAAAACTAGATCTACTGGTTTAGGAGAAAAACTTACCAAGCGATAGGCTCTTCTCTCAGATCTAACGAAGATTCTTTCTGTTATCAGGTTGAAGTCTGGTCTTTTTCGTTCAAAAGTAGGAACATTGCCAGCTATGGTAACAGAGACTAGAGGGAGCTTTAGGGTTCTGTCTTCATTCATCTTTGCTACAGCCCTTTCCTGATTACCAAAAATAACCTCTATCTCGTCATTAACCTTTTCGTCTTGATCGATAACGTAGAGATCTTTTAGATTACCTATCATGGCTTTAGTGAGATCTCTGAAGAAGTCCGCAGTATACCTGTTGTTTTTCTCAAACTGGAGAAGCTCCTCCTTTACGTCCATGTAAGTTTTTGAGTAAAGATTGTGGAACTTAGACATTAGAAGATTGAGAATGTTGGAGGCTCTTCTATTTCTGTCAATAGCTGTTCTATTAGTATTTGCTGCTCATTGGCAGATTCTTGGATAAGAGCCTGACCGTTTAGGACTGCTCCTCCTGTAGGCGAAGGGAGTTGGGCGTATTTGCCTCTGATCTCTCCCAGAATGCCTTTACACACCGCTAGTGAGAATCTCTGAATCCAGCTAATGTAGTAGTGGTGTAAAGTGTCTGAGTTCAGTGACTTAAACATGACCACTACATCCTCAGAGTCGGTGTCCCCTAAAGGAGTAGGAGTGATGAACAGGAACTGCCCGTCTACTACACGGAACATACCGTCCTTGCCGAGAACCTTTCTAATTTCCTTTAGGTAGGATTGCATGATATACAAATCCCCTACATAGAAATTATCGTATACAAAAAAGTCTTGGAAATACTTTAGCCAGAAGTCGAACTCAAGTGTTCCGTTCTGCTGGTTGATTGCCAACAAGGTCTTCTTATAGGTGGCAAGTTGTAGATTGTTCATCACAAACTTTGGCAGCTTGTAGTAAGCTATTCCAGCTTGTGTGGTAAAGGTACAGTAGTTTAGACACCAATCAGGAGCATGGTAGTCTAGCTTGCTGATAGCCTCATCAATGGCTGTCGCAATCTGAAAGTCTGCAAGCTCTACCCTTACAACAGGATGTCCTAGCCTAGCCTTTACAAAGTCAGCAATTGACTGGTAGAAGTCCTGAAAAGCAACTGTGTCGGAGAATCTTCTTCTGTTTAGACTATCGTAGTCTATTTCGCCAGGAGTTTCAATTGCGGATGACTGCAAGCTGTTTGCAGTGCCTTTCAGCTTACCAAATGTAATGCCGAACCTCGTAGATGGAGTGATATAATCAGCATCCAAAAATGTATCGAAACTTGCCATCCTAAGTTATATAGAGAAATTATTTGGGCATAAACAGATAATAGCCTGTTCCCCTTTTGAGGAACAGGCTATTTTAGATCATTCACCTATTAGCGGGTAGGCTTGGCGAATGGTGCGAGTAGGAAGTTAGCAGAGCTACCGACTACACGGATGATTCTGTAGAATCGTGACTCAGGTGAAACAGCGACCTTACCGTAGCGGGTAAGCAAACCCTTTCTGGGCTGGAAGGTCTCTGGATCGGTTACGTTTGGTAGCATCTGGATTGGGATGTACGGAGCGTAAACATAACCTGCGTCCATGGGTGAATTACCCTTGTAACCCATTAGAATCTCGTCATCGGGGTAGAGTGGATCGACGTAAACGTCGTACTGACCCTGGAACTTACCCTTGTACTGGATTGAAGCACCTAGAGTGCCGATCTCAGCCGCTGGTGCACCACCTTCTAGCTTGGAAGCTGAGAAGAGAGCAGCAGCGAGGAAAGGTGAAGTAACGATGAAGTTAGCACCACCACGGAGAGTAGTCTTGTAGATATCCTGTGAAGCAAAGTTAATTGCTGCGAGCAGGTTAGCGTAGACTTCGCCAACGTGACGAGGAGCTAGACCGAGTGCAGTTGAAGCAAAGTCAACAAGGAAGACGTTGCGATCAGTGCCAGCAGGATCGGAAGTACCGTCTACGGTATCGCCTGAACCACCGTTTACTTCGTATAGGAAGTTGCCGGGGGTGAAGTCAACACCATCAGTACCAAAGTCGTTAGCGTTTGGCTGCTTGAGGGTTTCGCGGTTGAAGCCGCCACCAGTAGCGTAGTCGTAGGCAAGATAACGAATATCTTCGATTAGCTCTCGGTCAATCTCAAGCTGAACTTCCTTTGAGAGAAGGTCAGTTAGCTCACGCTCTAGATCGAGGTTGTGATAAGCACGAAGGTCCTGTGAAGCCTCTAGGGTCCAGAGAGCGCGGAACTTTCTGGTTCTAGCGGTTACAGCTTGCTGCTCGATGTGGAGGTTTAGCTCAGGAATTGCAGTACCTGCCAAACGCTCACCAGCACTTACGTTGAACTTAGCACCGATGTAGTCAGCGTTTACTGAACTCGGCCAGTTTGCGATTTGACCACCGACAGTGCCTGAAGCTGCGGTCATATCGTTTGAACCCTGGGCGGAGAAACCTAGCTGGTCATAGCTTGATACACCAGCGTCGATATCGATGCCACCATCTGAGTTAGCAACTGGAGTACGACCACCGTAAGTTAGGTTGAAACGGCTGTAAGCAGTATCCTTATCTGGAGTTGCACCATACTGACGAGTAAAGCCAAGGTAGAATACTTGGCTGACTGGACCTTGCATGGGCTGAACACCACAGATCTTGTTAGCAATTAGTTCAGGGAAGACCCTGCGAACGATTGGGAATGCGAACTTTTGGAAAGTACCTAGGTTACCTACGAAAGTTTGCTCCTCAAGAACCTGACCATGCTCTTTCTCATACTCGTTAAGTATTGAACGGGCTTGGTTCTCAAGAAGGGTTGCCGTAGTTTCTCTAATTGCGGCATCATCGATGCCCTCCAAAATTGGCTCCCACTTTTGAACTAGCGGATTAGTTGTTTCTGTAAGCATTAGATTATACCTCGATTGATACGAGAAAGACCGATAACGTCTTCGGTTAGGAAGCGATTGTGTAATGCAGCCTCACTCACTGAGGGACGGTCAGGATCGTTAGTCACGACCTCGGCTGCATCGGAACCGTGGAATTCGGAACCGAGTTTGGCCTCTAAAAGATTCTTTGCGTGTTCTGCGTCAATTACTGACTCGTTTAGAACTTCGTTTTGCTCTTCTAGAAGCGTGTTTCTCTGTAGTTGTTCGTCTAGCTTGGTGTTGAGAGATTGAACAGATTCCTGCAAACCTTCGATCTCTTTCTCGTAGGTTGCAGCCATGTTCTCGATATCCTCGCCAGCGATCTCTGAAGCTACGAGAGTCTTGATAGCACGGAACAATTCTAGTTCTCTTGCAGTACCGCTCTCAGCGAGGACTTCTTCTCTGGCAACGTCCTTCAGACTCTCGACCTTGTTGCGAACGAACGCAGCGACACGGGCTTCCATGAGTTTGTTAGCCTCTTCAACGCGCTCTTCAACAATCTGGTCAACCAAACGAACGACCTTATTGATACTCTCCTCAGTAACACCTTCACTGAGGACTGAAACGATTTGGTCTATTTTGTTTGCCATAGCTAATTTATCTATTTATATGCGTTTATAACGCCTGAAAAATTCCTAGCGATTTCGTAATCTTCTCTCCAATTCAAACAGTAATACCTTTTCGGCATTGAGTTTGTCCAGGTTGGATACGATGCTATCTCTAGTCTCTAGTAGTTGCTGATTTTCTTGGAGTGTTGGATGCGCTCCATAGCATGATGGATCGCTAACCATGTCCCAAGTAATCATCTTCAAGTTATCGCCTACTTGATAGTAGGTTTCATTTTCTTTCATGACAGGCGATACAGATCCTGTGGCTCTTGAGGAAGTACCTATTTTGACACCCGCTTTAATAAGCTCTTGAAGAACCCGACCACTGGGAGTACCCAGGATTTCAGCTTCTCCAATAATTTGGTTGCCAACCATGTCCAGCTTCGTGATAAGATGTGACGCGTTTGATAAATGTACTACTTCGTTTGAAGGGTGATCTAGTTCTCCTAGCAGTCTTCTTTCTTTGATTTGTTCTTGTAATTTTTCTACTTCTCTACGCAGAGTGTCTCGACTATACATTCTCTTGTTGCCGTTAACTTTCTCTGCCTCTCCGAAGAGACCACGAACCTTCATAACGCCAGTTGATCGAGACTCGCTTAGAATCTCGACCTGACCAAAACCATAGTAGTCTCTTATTAGTTCCATTTTATTATCTTCCTCTTCTTCCTCTAGCGTTTGTTTCACGTCCTACATTTGGGAACCTTGGAGTACTCGGCAAGCCTTGCTTCTCCCGTCTTTCAGCAGTCGCAGCCGGTTCATGGGCTCTTGCCTCCGCTCTGTCTTGGGCTCTTCGTGCTGCTTTCTGGGACTCCTTACTATTCTTTGCTCTAGCTTCACCTTCCTTTGTCTTGGCTACTACCGCATTTGCGAGTCTAGCAAGTTTAGGAGTTACTGGACCTCCTCCATCTCTTCTATGAGCTTTTACTGCGGCTCCAAGCTTTCTTTGAAGCCTCCGAAGACCGCGAGAACTTTCTACAATTAAGTCGTATAGATTTTCCATTACTTTACCTTCTTTAATACTCCTTTGGTTAGACGAGAAACAGGTGTAGGCTTAACATATATAGAGTTTTTGCTTGGCTTCCAAGCGTTCTTGTCTGTGGTAAAAGCAAACTCTTTCAAGGGAGCTAAGTCCATGCAGACCTTCTTTTTCTTAACCTTCTTTTTCTTTTGAGGATTTTGTTGAAAGGTGGAGGCTCCAGCCATGTTGACTCCTAAGCCTCCGGCAAAAGTTGTCTCGCCAAGAATCTTCGCAGCTTGAAGAACAATCTTCATTTCCTCAATTGTCATTTGACGCTTTTCTGGTTCGGGCTGCTTTTCAACAGGCTCTTCTGTTTTAATCCCCATATTCTCTAATAAAGAAGAACGAAATCCGTCTGACATTTCAGGCAGATCTCTTGGAGGTTGGACAGGGGATGAGTAGTTTACTGACTTCATGGGAGTAGGATCAGAGATCCCCTCTTCCTGAGAAAGAGGGGCTCCAATTCCAAACTGACTCATAATCTCGTCAGCTTTCTCCATGATGGTCTTTTCAGCCATTACTAGCAGTCCTTCTTGCCCTTCTTCATTTGCTTGGGCTTCTTCTTTGGCTTTTCTTCTTCGTCTTCTTCTTCGTCTTCTTCTTTCATCTCGTTGACAAAAGCATAGAAATCAGCTTCGTCTTCGTTCTCGACTAGCTCATATTCGCCGTCTTCGTTCTCCCTGAGGTAAGCAACGAATGAGGCTTCTTCTTCGCTATCAACCAAGGTGAATTCACGACCTTCGACGGTTAGAACTTCAAGTTCCTCTTGTGCGGTTGGATGAAGTGCAGCGTAGTATTCGCCATCGACTTCAATCATGGTCTCATCAAGCTGGAACTCCTCATCACCAATCATGGCGATGTTGTCGATTTCTAGTTCGCTTTCTTGAAGCTGACCGTACAGACCGACATCAAGCTGATCAATCTTAGCATAGAGTTGACCATCTTCGCTCTCAAAGATTTCTTCGGTAGCGCGGTAAACATCCTCACCTGACTTGTAGAAAATAACGTCTTCAACATTTTCGTCCTGGGTGTAAGAAAAGCCGTTGCCTTCTACCAGGGTTCTGACAAAGTTGGTGGGAACTGGCTTTACGCCCATTTCGGATTTGTTTTCTAGATAACGCATTTAAGTCTCCGTAAAATATCTACTTATCTTCTGCCTATTTAGTCAGTTTTTTCTGTGTCCGCTTACTGAAATTAGGGATGAGCTTTGACAAGATTCCGACACAAATAAACAGAAAAGCCAAATAGTATTTCATATACTATTTAGTTAGTCTAGTCCTGCATAACCGTGTACAACAAAATAGCTGAATGTAATGCCGTTTGGTTGATTTTTGTCAGCTGAGATTGTCACATTAACGCGACCATCGTCTGGATTATCAAAAGCTACTACGGCTGTTCCAAAACCATCATCATCTCCATTGCCACCAGCCCTCTGGATCATTCTCACTCTACCAAGTTCTAGGTTACTTTCTGAATTAACCGTAATTGTATAGTCGGTGTCATCTTTATTGGGATCTACTTGGAAATGAACATAAGCTAAATATTTACCTGCCTTGAGTTCAGGAGAATTTGGCGATGTGACTGGAAAAGCAGTATTATATACCGAGACCGTTTCTGCCATTGGCTTGAAAAGGGCAGCCGGATTCTCTAAAGCAGTAACCCTAGCTATCAGATCATCGATATTTATGTCTTGGGTTGTGTTAATAGAATCGATATCGGTGATCTTCGGATCAGTTAGCGTTAAAAATCTATTTCTAAGTCCTGGTCTGTATGAACCTAAGATAGCCTGTCTTTCGTACAGTGTTAACTCTGGTGTGGAGAAGAAAGGACGGATATCTAGAATGTTCTCAGCAGGGATTGCTGTACCCTCAACGTATGTGAAAGGTACGAATACATATGCTATTGGAAGTGCGAAATAGTTTCTGCCTCTCAAGGCAAAATCAGCAAACTCTGATAGATCGTCTAGAGATATGCCGCTTGGAACTAAAAACTCACTTATGGAGTTTTGAAGGTTTACTACATCTGGGCAAGGAATGGAGGTGTATAGAACATTTCCCGTCTCAGGGTCTATCTTATCTCTTACGAACCCTGTATCTCTTAGAGTCTGTACATCCTCAACTCTTTGGGAGAGTATTCTTGCGATGGTTAGATCTACTTCGTCATCAGTGACCTCTCCGTCTCCTGCAAATCGTGGAAGAAGGATGCCATCTCTGTCAGATGTCCCACCGCCGTTTAAAAAGAACGCCCCCTTAACAACGCCTAGTTCAGCGTTACCGAAGTCGGTATCCATGCCTGGATTACCCTTTGCGTACACTAGGTCAACGCGAAACTTGGGAGGGGTAGCATCAGAGTAGAAATCGTCTAAACTTCCTTGCTCAATAGAGATAGATTGATCCGCCCCCTCTGAATTTTTCTTTAATCGGACAGGAGACATTCTGCCTATGCCAGCGGCTCTGTTTAAAGAGTTTTTAGCATCCTGTCTAGTGTTTACATTAAATGTCGCAGCCTCTGATTTTAGCTGCTCTGACAAACCACCTTCTCTCGTAGCTGGGAGAGTTTGTCTAGCCATAAAGGTTCCAGGAGTTACGAATACTTTTCCTGGCTCTACAGCGTTAACATAAGGTCTAAGCTCATTGAACTTATCTCTTCCTTCGGTAGTTCCTAGCTTTGCTGCAAGCTCATCGATCTGATCTTGCATTCTAACATCATTGTCCAAAAGATCTCTGATAGGAAGGTTGTCTACCTCCGCAAAATACGGATCATTTGGGAGGTAGAAACGAATGTTCTCTTTTATTCTTTTAGCCATTACAGTAAGTTATCTAGATCGAATAGGTTGAGGGATCTTACTCCGAGTCCGTATGTTACGCCTTCTGCGTCATCTCCTCTTCCCTCACCTCCAAGGCTGTTGGTTGAGTGGAAGATAGAAACTCCGTTTACCTGTTTCATTGCAAGGTGTCTTGAGTTCGCAAACAAGTTAGATGCACTATCATCTAACCAGTTCCTCAAGTATCCCTGCCAGTCCATGTGTACAGGAGGTATGGCAAACCCTGGGGTTGCTTGCATCAAGCTCACTAGATCATCAGTTGGTGCAGCACTTACGTTGTTCGATGAATCAAAGTTGTAAGTGTCGAAGTATTTTCTAGCTTGGTAAGCAGCTATTGGAGGTTGGATAAAGGATGCAACTCCTGAGTAAGGAGAAGGCATACCCATGCCGAAGATTGAGTCAGCACCAGAAACCTGCAAGTAACCTTGAATAGAACCTTCTGAAAGTTGGGAAGGTCTTATCCAATAAAGTTGCTGACCGTCTCCACTATCAAAAGGCTTCGCCTGTGCAGTAAAGAACTGATATCCTTGAGAGTTTACTTGATCTATAAACGCTCCAGCACCAGTTTGACCAAATACAGTAGTCTGGTTTTCAGAACCCTGTCTGTTCATACCGCTAACGCCGTAGTAACTCTTGATATCTCCTCTGTGGGAAAGGTGTAGTCTGTATGGTCCGTAGTTTCTAAACTTGTTGTTAGCAGCCGCGTGATATGTTGTGGCTGTTCCCCAAAGACCGTAATAATCTAGAGCAACTCCGTTTCTCCATTTGCCGGAAGGTCCGTGATAATTGTTTGAGCTACACTCTAGGAAAGAGTTGTTGCTATTGATGAGGATGTTCTTAGCTACTATTCTTGAAGTATCGGCAATGTTCCACATATGGGTTTTCGTGCCATAAGCACTAAGTTCATAAGCAGAACCATCCAGAGGCGGGAAGAAGCAATCATCAAACCCGCTGTAAGAGAACTGCCAGGAGGAGGCATCTCCCAATGTATCTCCTAAGTTAGGCGGATAAGTTACACCAGAAAGAACACCACCGTCTGACGCTGCTCCAACTAGCTCACATCCAGGCTCTATACCGTTAAATTCGTTTGCAGATCCAGTATAGTTATATGCAACTCCAGACAAGCTAGATGCTGGTACTGCAAAAAGGAAGTTAACACTATCAACATCGACATAACTTCCGTTGGTTGCTCGGATGACCATGCCTCCTGTTGTGGCATCATCGTGACTTCCAGAGGCAATAAACACGCCTCCCGTCGCAACAGTTCTGTTTAGCGCAGCATTGTTATTGTAAACAGCCTTTGTATCGCCAGTTGCAATTGCTTTTGCGAATCCGTTAGGGAAGAACTGAATATAAGCCGCAGAAGTTGCGGCATCCCATAAAGTTCCGTTAGCTGCGGCAGATCCAGTAGCCGAGGTGTTATACCTAATATCAGAGCTTTGACCATCACTATTTGAGTAACTGTCAGGACTACCTCCGATGTTGTCGAGAATGATGCCTGAGTTCTTTGAGGCAACCATGCAAGATCTCGTTGAGTGGATCTGCACTTGAGTTTGGTTAGCTGCTGTTGTCAGACCAAACTTTGTAGTATCAGGAGAATCAGCACCATAACGAGAAGGAGTTGTAATCTGAACTCTCGACCCGTTAAGAGCTAATGTTCCTACGCCGAATCTTGTAATCTTAGTTCTGCCTGTAAGGGTAACGTTTGAGTTGTAATCCGCAGTTACAGCCGCTGAGTTCCAAGTTGGGAAAAGTTCTGCATTCGTCCAAGTTGCACTAGCAGCAGTCATACTGAAAACCGTTGGTGACACGGATGTACCGTGTATATAAACGTTTGAGTCTCTTTCGGCAAGAACACATCTACCGGGACCAACTCCGTCAGCACCCCTTACAACAGCAAGGTTTAGGAATCTTGCTATAGAAGCGTCTGAAATATAAATTGACGGAAGGTTTCTGAATGCGCTGGACTGGGAAGTGGAACCGTGACTGACCATAGCGTTTGATCCCGTAACTCCAGTATCCGCTTCCCGTCCGCCCCATTTGCCGATGTAGTCAGGGTAGGCTACATCTTCAGCATCGTAAGGCTCTAGGGCGGAGTTTCTAACAACTCTTAGGTTTATACCGTTGTTTGAAACGTTGAATGTAGTTCTCTTCTTTCCAGTAGAGGAGTCTGGAAGATTGCTGTTGGTTGATTCGTCCTCTCTATAACCGTAAATAATTCTTGAGGCGTCTGCAAATACTCCCTCGTTTTCACAGTCTTCAAAAGTGAATTGGTTTACAGTTAAAGTAGAGTTGAGACATCTTAGACCACGCTTGTTGTTGAAGCTGTTCAGTCTGCCAAAGTAGGTAGATTCAGATCCGTCTAAGAATATACCTGACTTCTTGTTCTGGAATGTTGCGATTATTGAAGTCTGTGTATCAGTATCACCAGCGTTAGGGACCACAGAACCGCTCTGTAGCTTAGTGCCTCCTTCTAGGACTGACTTCTTCAGCCTGATTCCGTAATCAGACTTAGCGAACATGACATGGAATCTGTTGAAGTCCGCATCTCCAGTTATTCCAAGAGCAGAGTCTGCAAAGATTACGTTACTGTTTTCCGCATATAGTCCAGCAGACTCGTAACTTGTAGTCCTACTCTTTGAGGTCTCCCTCTGGTAAGATCTGTAGCCGTACATATTACCAGCCACAAAGATATCGCTGTTTCTTACGCGATAAGAGTTTATTCTGTTTCTGGCAGAAGCGCAGTTTTGCAGGATGACTTCTGAGTTAGTAATATCGAATCCGTGAGATGTATTGTGGCTCAGAGCATCCGCTGTATTATCCAGTCCACTAGCACCGTCCACACAGACATTGGTGAGCTTAATACTACCGTTACAGTTGTTTAGCGTAACTCCTCTAAAGAAGTTTCCGTACACTGATATACCGACACTAGCGTCCAAGGATATTTGAGTTCTATCGAACTCAAGGTTATCCCCTCCTCCACTGTCCTTTCTTGGAGCTATGTCATCCGTAGGAATAGTGTTATCATAAACGCCTTGGTATGGAGTCAAATCCAACGCATATGTGCTATTTTGGACAGCACCTTTTGAGAAATACAGCTTATCGATATCCAGGTCTGTAGAGTTAGTTACGGTTGCGAATACGGTAGAGTTAGCCACTCGATTCGCGTCTGTAGCTGATAGCAGAGATGCGTCAAAGACATTAGTAGACCCTCTTGAAGTGGAGGCAGCTATTAGCTGACTCATGAAACCGTTAGTAAGGTCTAAAGAGCTTACAGTAACAAGAGCATTTCCTGTGCTAGTAGCTCCTGTAGGGTTGGTGATCTGCTCGTTATCGGTAAGACCGTTTACACTTGAAACTGATGTTGCGGACGCATTGTATTCAAAGCCGTGCAACAGGTTCTTAATCTCTAGTTGACCGTTACCAAAGGTGGTGATGTCTCTGAGGTTAAGGCTTCCTAGATCTCCGTAGTCAGCCAGTTCGATAAGAAGAGGGAATGTAAGTCTCTGAGGAATTCTCTTGACGATATCCGTCATGTTATCGAAAATTCCATTCGCCTCATCAGCCGTGGAAGATAGGACTAGTGTAGTTGCCCTTGAATCCTCATCTCCCGGATAACCAGCAAACTGATGTAAAAGATCGGTTCTGCTGATCAGTCTTCTAAGAGGGATGTTGTCCTGCTCATAGTTGTAGTACCCACTTGCGTCGTGGAGGTACTGAGCGGAGAAAGTAATATCTAAATTATTGCTTCCTCCTGTTACGTCAAAGTTATCGAAGTTTGCCATACTTAGAAGTTAATTGTCCACCTGAAATCTAGCAGGAAGTCCGAGGTTTTTTGTATTCCCGTGAATGTTCTATACGCAGCCAAGTAGGACGCTGGTGTACCTGCCTGTGTTGGGTTATAGCCAAATATACCTATCTCGTTAATTGTAGGATCTGAGTCAAATCTGTTCGCGGCGTTCTCATCCAGGATGATTCTCCACCTACAGCTTGTATCGCCTATCTTATCGATGTATGCAGTATCAATTACACCAAATGCTTCGTTGTTGTAAGTAGTTCCCGAAGCCACAAGATCATGACTAACGACTTCAAGGTCTCCTCCACCGTAATCTGCGGTGGCTAAGGCTGACCCTAACCTACCGTTGGAAGACACTTGTAGACCTGTTGAACCACTCACACCTACTTGGAAAAGAGTGATTTGAAAGTCTGCGATATCAGACGTTCCAGAGGCTCCGAACAAGCCAGCTAGAACTACGCCCATACCGCTACAAACAACGTTATCTTCCTTGTAGAAAAGCTCTTGCTTCCCTGAGTCTTTGTATATTTTCCAGATCTCAAGGTGTCCTTTACAGTTGTAAAAATCTCTGAATTTCATTAGATGAAGTTAATTGTCCAAGATACGATAACGCCCTTTTGTGATACTGCTCTCTTTTGAAGTCCTCCAACATAGAAAGTTTTCTTCGCAAAGAGTCTAAAGATAGGCTCGTCCTCTGTTAGCAGGTTCTCATTATATAGGCTGGTAGTATATTTTTGCCCATCGAAGACTCTGCTCAAAGATAGAGGCTTTGTTTGATTAGAGTAATCTATTACTTTAAAATCAAGTAGATCAGAATCACTCTCAAATAATGTATTAAATATTTCAGTTCCCCCAGAACTCAAAGAAATATCTGTGAGATAAAGCTTATTCTCTCCTGATCTAATTGTTCCTGAGGGGTCGAAAAGCCACCTGATAGCATCGTGACCTTTATTATCTCCGTCCACATCAAACTGGACATCGAATTGATTCCAGTTTCCATCTGCGGTCAAATCGGTAGCAGAGAAATAATGTGAGTGAACAGAGACGGTGGGCTGATATGCTGTAGCTGGGTTATCACTTACCTTATACTTGAAAGATAGATTATAAGTCGTGGTGGAAGTTACGTCCGACCAGCCTCCGTCATTGAAGTCTGTTATACCAGACCCAAAGGTTGTATATATGCCTCGCACTGTTCCAGGATCATCAGAGGTTTCCTCTTGAGCTTTTAGACAGAAAGCGTTAATAAACTCAGTTCCTGTGGCAGCCATAGATTCCCTTGTGGGTGCTGCTGTAGGTAATGCGTTGGCATCTTGTCCGTTTAGGGAGGACGATATGAATGGAAGAGTTGCGAGGTTTCTATCTGACCCCCTCTTCTTAGCGGTAGCTTCTCTGTCCACTGTGAAACAACCTATCGCCCCAAATCCTCCGTAATGAGTGTTAATGAAGTCCCACTCATCTGGAGACAGGTGAGCAATGACCGTTATTGCTTGTGTGGTTGGATCTGTCGCTGAAACAATAAATCCAGAACTTGCGTCAAAATATTCAGTAGTCCCTTCAACATAAAATGGGTTAGCAAGAATATATCCGTTCTCAGTCAAAAGAGAGAATCGGTTCATGTTGCCGTAGTAAGTAGATGACGTTTCGCCATCTGAAGATAGAGCTAAAGTTCCTTCAGCGGCAGGGTAAGCTCCTACTGAAAATGCATCTGTCTTATCAACACCCGAGAACTGGATCTTGTTTCTGAATTGTCCGAATAGACCCGGCTCTTCATAGACGGGCTGAATGGTTTCATCGTCGGGTCTTGGTCTCTCTGACAAAAGAGAACTTACATCTGCATAAGGCTCTATAGCAAAAATTCTAGGCTTTCTGAGATGCAGTATGTCGTAATCGGTGAATGTTACACTTAAGGTAAACACCGCATCATCAGTAATATCCTCAGGTACGATGAAACGATCTGTCGCTAGTGTTGCTTCTGGATCTTTTGTTGTGCTGCTTAAATTAAACAGTGATGTATCTAACCTATCAAAAGTTTTCTTAGGTAAATAAGAACCAGATACAGGAGAATACAAATATCTGTAAGACTTGTCGGTGTCGAAGTATACCCCTAAAGCGTATTGAGGGGTCGTTGTTCCTGCTGGATCTTGGAAACCTTCAATGTTAATCAGGTGTTCCTTCCCTTTCCTGAGACCTAAGTCCTTCAGGGTCCCTGTGTAGTTTAAGGTAAAGTCCTTTGTGGACGCTGGGTTTGATGCGCTAAATGTAAGGTACTTCTTATCGGTTCCTTCGTAAATTGTTTCTTTGAGTATTGGGTACTCTGTCCCTGATCCTCTGTATCTAATATACCAACCATTTCGGATGGATTTTTGCATTACGTCATCACTGTAGACCGTTGAATCCTCAGAGGTTATGTTTGATCTGTTATCAAGCCTAGTGTCTCCTTGGTAAGAAGGCAGTGAAGCATCTACGAGCTTTACAGATTTTATCACAGCATCAGGACCTCCTTTACTAATCAAAGTAAGC